TAGTAGAGAAATAAATATTTACGCCGTCACCATAAATAATTGTCGATTGATTATTATTAAGGGTAATACCTGTTCCACTAGCAGTTTTTATTTGAAGAGGAAATCCACCGGTAGTATTATTAACCACGACCCAATCGCTTTGGAAAGTAGGCATAGTTATTACGCAAGTACCGGTTATAGTTCCAGTAAAACTAATAATAGGATAAGCAGCCTCTAAATTAGTTACGGTAAAACTAGTTCCGGATATAGGAACGGAAGTTAAGCCGTAAAATGCCGTAGGAACCCAACCAGCACCACCGCTATCAGGATTGTTGCTATTATTTTCAGAAGTGCTAATCCAAAATCCTACACCCGTAGAACTTTGAATAATTGCTCCTCTAGGATAACCGCCTACTGCAGTAGCAAAAGTGGGGTCAAAAGGAAAAAACCCTCCGGCTTCTTGCCATTGTTGGATAGCAGTAATCTCATTCAAAATACCATTAAAATCTCCCCCGAAAGGAGGAACGCCTCCGGAACTAATAGGGGAAAATGTATCCGGAGGAAAGCCATCATGAAGGGAAGCACGACCATTGGTAATACCAATTTGGGAAGCTACTGGTATTGTGTTGACGTATCCCGAACTTGCTGCGTACGCAAAAGGTAAAGGGATTTTTGAAGGTATGTTAGTACTTTGCATATTTAGTCCTATATATATACGAGAGTTGCGTTAACGCCAGCAGGTCTTGGGAAAACCCCTGAGTTGGTAATAATTGCTATTTGAGCAGCGTTGGGATGAAAGTCTAAATAGTATTCAAATGCCATTCCCCCTAAATCTACTACATAAGCATCGCCATAAGGATCAATACCATTATTGGAAGCAAACTCAGCTCTTAATAATGCGTTAATAGATGGTATAGAAAGATTGGAAATATTAGCTACGGCTTTAACCATAATCAATTGTCTGTATTGATTGTCTGTTAAAGCAAAGGTTGTTGTTGCTGGTACCCCAGAAGCAAAAGGAGCTTGATTAAATGGTTGTGGACCAGTAGTTGCAGTCGGGGCAGTATAGGCTTCATCAAATCCTAAATAGTTAGAAGCAGAAACTTGTAAATATCTCGATACCCCAACAATTTGCCCCCAAACATCTAAACCATATCCGTTAGCCGTATTAACATCCCAAATATTTACATAAAAATTAGCAATATCAGTAGCAGGATCAACTGCACTATTGTAAGAACTAAGCAAACCGTCAATCGTTGGAGAATCACAATATTGACTTAATATGGTTTGTTGCCAAAGAGGAATGACTTCTACTGTTGGTTTTGGGGCTATTTGCTTACTTGCAAAAGAAGCAAAAGGCGAACCTGAAAAGGGAACTAATCCGTACATAAGTTATACCAATGCCACCGCAATATTAGAGGCTGAAAGGGTTGGCAACTGATCTATGCCGAATGCAATCGATAAGGTGCTTGGGCTTGCGCTAAGACCCAAATACACCTCAATGACATTCACCGCAGAGCTAATTGCATTGATATTTGCATAATATCGACCTGAATACGTTGTCGAATTAATCGTAACTGCAGTGCCTCCGTCTTGACCGTTAAATGATTCCAAAACAGCATTTTGGACAAGCTGGACAATATTTGAAGGCAACAACGGATTATTCTGAATATTTACAGTGAAATAAGCAGGTGATGATGTTGGAGTCAAATAAGTGACGGTATAAGGAATTGGGCTTGCGTAAGTATTGTCATAAACGGTAACAGTTGTATTGCCGTTGTATCCGCAGCCCGGTGGTTTTTTATTCCAAATAGCAGTGGCAATCGCTGAAGACGTACCGCCAGCCACGCTAACGCAAATAGAATGCGCTGCCAATGGATAGCTAGTGCTGCCATAGTTTACGGTTGAATTGGTTGAGTTATCAACAACTACGGCTTGCAATACGTTCGGAACCGCTAAAACGGCTGCCTGAATAGACTGAATAGAATTAACGGCATTTACTGCAACGCTTGCTTGTCTACGGAATTCAAAGGCTGCTCGAGATTCAACTGCATTGCCAAGAGCTCCAGCAGCAGAGTTTGAAACAGTATTCCAGCCAGCAACTGCCGTATATATTTTATTAAGCGAACCAATAGGGCAAGCAATCGCTCCAGTAGTTTGATTTTGAAATTCAACTGTTACGCTACCACTGGAGGGAATTGTGGCTGCAGCAGTAGAGGCATAAAGGTATCCGCTAGTATCTTGAGCAATAGAACCCAAAGGAATAACTGTACCAACTGCACCTACGCAAGTTGCATTTACTACGGTTCCCGAAGCTTGAATTCGGGTCATAAAGTAAATGTAACCAATAGCATCTTGCCAAATACCCGAAGCAAAAGCTGGGTTTACTTGATTAGCAATATAAGCAATTTGATTGTTTTTATCGCCAATAATTGCCGTTTCAGTTTGAGCTAACTGACCTTGAGGGGTCGTAAGACCGGGGTTTACGCCACCACCAAAAGCTGCATTGATGTCAGCTTGAACTCCAGCCAAAATATCTGCTTCTGCTGGCAGGACGGGTGCGCCATTGGTCCATGTAATTGACGGTACGTTAGTGCTCATTTATCCTCCAAAAGCCACATTATTTGCGACTCCATCCGTATCTATAATTTGAATTTGCCCAGCCAAAGAACGATTTTGGAAGGACGTAAAAGTTGCTTGAGCTGCAGCTACGTCAGGAACCGTTAAAGCTGCATCCTGAAGTTTTTCAGCTACATATTGCAAGGGAGGAAACCCCCCAAGAATTTGCTGCCAATAGGGTATTCCCTGAGTAGTGTCGTACCAGCATTCGCCTAAAAATGTACGAGTAACTGAAGCCACGTCTTGCGCTATTGCATAAGGTGCGCCAGCTAAGGCAATGTTTCCATTGAGATCGAGAACCAAATCCCAAGCAGTCTGATCTAGCAGTAAGGTATTGTGAATTATCGTCATACTGGTTGCCCCGTATTGCTTCCACCAGATTGAACGCCAGAATGAACGTGAGTGTGGAGGCTCGTTCCCTGACCTTTAACATCACCCGTTGCCGTAAAGGATCCAGTATGGGACCAAGTACCGCTTGAGCTAATGTTTGGTGCAGTTATTGTAACTTGAGTAGGAGAAAGTATGGTAATTCCTGAGCTATTAAATTGGATGTATTGCGTAGGAGCTGCGCCAATAATGGTCATCAAATAAACCATATCAGACATATCATTTTTACGATTAGATCCGGGGGCAGCGACTGCTCCAGTGGCTTTTACTGTTGATATGTCTCTATCGCAAACTGTGCCTATACCAATATCACCGACAACTGGATCAAGAATTACACCATTTGATCCACCTTGAATTCGCATATATGGGACATTGTGAATAATCCCATGAGCCCAAGCCTGACCATTACCGTCAACTGCGCTGACCAAAGGCTGAACGTCAACATGACCAATAGCTGAAACGCCACCGCTATTGCTAACTGCAACAACTTTTACTGGAATTGCAGTTCTAAGACCCGATAAAGCAGATCGGACAATAAAGTCCATGCGCCCCACGTCTGAAGCATTATCTGCCGGGACGTGATTAGTTTGAATTGGTTGATTAGTTATTTGGGACATATATTGCTGGACTTAATTTAGAAGTTGTAAACCAAGGACCGTCAGGGGTTAACGTACTTAATTCATGAGTCGCATATTGAACTGGAAACTGTCCATTTGCTTTAGGAAGTCCTGAAGTCAGGTTGATTGTCCTGCCAATAGCAATAATTGGATTGAATTCAGATCTAACAGTAAATCCAGCCTCCCAATAATAAGGATAGCCAATAAGCCCAGTTTCAGGACTTAAATCAACAATAATGTCATCTCTTACTCCACCATTCGGGAAAATTGTGATTGAATTGTTTTCAATAATCAAAGGCAATGAAGCATTTCTTGCAACAGTTTGTATTTGATCGATCAAAGATCCTGACAAATATTGATTTTGAAGTACCGCATGAGCTCCTTTGGGATTATTAAAAGTCCAATCGGAGCCAAGCAAATTAGTTAATGACGCAATAATATCTTCTGCGTTTTGAGCACCTTGATAGGTATTTGGCGCAGAAGGAGCTCCTTTATTGTTATATCCAGCCACTGCAGCACAAACAAAGCTAACCTCGGGCAAATTTGATAAATCAATAAAGCTAGAAAT